TCCTGTTGTGGTTTTCCATAGAATAAAGTCAAAATTGAAGAAAGGAGTTGCTAACTACAACATTGATTCAAAGATCAGATTAGTATTTGGAATGAGTTTTGGTATCGTTTTGTTTGAAACTATGATTTTTGATAAAGTGTTAAACTATATTAAAGATAATGGATTTGGACATTCAATTGGTTTTACTAGACCAATGATATCGAAACAAGTGAGAAATATTAGATATAAAGCATTAACACAAAATCGAAAGATATTTTGCACTGATATAACAGGTATGGATAAAAATCTACCTGCTGTTTGGATCATGTTATTCTTTGCGTTGTTAATTAGCGTGATACGTTTACCAGTGACAATAGTACCGAATGTTGTGGCGTTAGCATGCTATCACGTATTTACTCCGATTTTATCGAGTAGATTAGATCTGGTTATATCTGACGGTGGAAATAAATCAGGTTCAAAATTAACAACGTATTTAAACACCTTTTGTGTGGTGACTGCAATAAATTATATCTTTTTAAGATATGAAGGTAGGTTACCTACTGAGGATGAATTTGCAGTAGTTGGCGACGATTCAATCTTTTTAGTTGATGAAGAGAATATTCCTAATATCATATCAGATTTTGCAAGCATGGGTTTAATGATTAGTTCAAGTAAGAGTACTATATGTAATCCAAGGATTGAAACAATGCCTATATTATATTTAGGATTCTATTGGAATAATTATTTTCAACCATGGCAAGAAGATGTCTGGTGGATATCAAGAATAGCATACCCTGAACAGTTTATATATGTTGAAAAAGGTGTTTCGGTTAGATTGTTAAGGTTAGCCTCAGTTCTTTATCAAATTATAGGAGGTCATAGCATTTTCTGTAAAATAATGAGGAATTTAGGATTTAATCTTAAAGAAATCTTTTCGAAAGATCCTAAAATATATTATCTTGATAAAGCAGGAAGAACATGTTTAGGTATTGTACCTTTAAGTTTACTAACTAAATTGGGTTGGACATGCTATTAAATCGGATCGTTCCGAAGATTTATAATAAATTATAAATATGTTCAAATTGATACGTAATGCGTTCAGAAATATTAAGGAGTATTCACCAGGACTACGTCCTCAAATAGATAAATTAGATATGGAAATAAAGTTAAATATTAATTATAGTGCTTTTAAAATCAAAGAGTATCTTTATAGAAAAATTAGACATGAAACAATAGATTGGACTAGAGATAAATTTGACAAAATAGAAATGTTAACAGGTGTAAGCGTTAGACATGATCCTAAGAGTTATGCTTCAGTTATAACAAGTGTGTATATGGAACACTTTTCATGTGTATTAGCGAATTTAATTAAGAATCGCGAATATAATAAAGTAGTTAGAGAAATTCTAGGTGAAAAAGTAATCTTACCAACAATGCTAGTTAAATTTTTAAATTATATAAATAATATTTATATTTATAGATTAGATAATAGAATTGAGAAAACAACAATTAATGTTATATTAAACGAAATGAATTTTTATATCGAAACTTATGATGATATTAAACAAAATATAGTAGGATTAACACAATACTCAGATATTAAAGAAAAAGTTGTACCCAATTTAGACAAAAGTGATTTTATTGATAAGATAATCATTTTATCCAACTTAACAAAAGTTATGTTTCCTGATGGTAATGTATTAATTAGTGGACTTGAACAATTAAATAAAGCTGATACTACAAATTGGATGAATAGTATAATAGTTAACGATGAATTTTGGATTACGGACGATGAATCATTTAATGAATTATTATTTCATAAATTATTTGGAATTACATTTGAATGGGTTATCGTCGATGATGAGAGAATTAATTGTGATAAACTAAAATTTGATGAAAATGAACTTAATGAAGTTCTCTGTAACAGATGTCAGAAATTATTTTTCGGGTCTACTGAACCACTTGTTAGTGAAGTTGTTGAAAATAATATAACTGCAGGTGTTATTACAAAACCTAAGAAAATAAAATTGAAAAATATTAAATCGAAAGATGATATTAAATCAAATAATAAAGAGACATCTAAACAGGATAAATAAAAGTTATCAAAATATTAAATATATTTTAATATTCTTAATAAACTTACTAATGTTCTATACATTGGGGTCATATTGCAAAGC